GTGGGAAATACTTGATTTGGCTGGCTGTGTTGCTTGCAGTCTGGGCTGTGCCACCGGCACGTGTGATGCTAGTTGTGTTGATAATCAACTTGTCATCTAGGGCAGTAACGATGTTGCGGTAGGAAATACCTGTGCCGTCATTGCTAAAGAATGTTGGATTAGCACCTGATTTGCTTTGAATGGTTGCTCTGCTTAGGAACTCAGCGTTGCCGGATGGCTTAATATAAAACGCACCTTGCTCTGAGAACTCCATGTTTTGAATAGCCTGGAGTGATGTCCGAGAAGTGCCAGGATCAGCCTGAACAGTTGTTGAACCTGCCTCTATTTCTCGCATGGATGCTGGGAAGCCAATGGTGTCTAGGATGGCTGTGATACGTGTGCCTGTGGTCTGGCCAGCTGTGCCACCTGTAACTGTGGTAACGCTGGACATGTTGAATAAGCGGAAAGCATCAGATAGTTCTATATCAACGAAGCCTATGTTCTGCTCTTTGTCCCAAGTGTAGTTATAAGTAATTGTGTATCCTGAGAATAAAAACTCGCCGTCTGCGGAAATACGCACCTTACGTAAAGGCACTAACTTGCCAAAGTAAGGTGAAGCAGGATTGGTTGGGTTCCAGTCTCCATTAGGGTCAATAACTCTTATGGTCGCTGTGCCTGCCTGGAATTCTTCTTGAAGCAGGTTATACCCACGTCTAATTGAGACTCTATTGACCTGGTTTGATATGTCTATGGTGTCAGCCGCGGCATCTGCCAGCGTGTTGAATCCCAATACACCTTCACCGATTATGAACGGGTAGCCAAATACGGCACCAGAACTAAAGTCGAAAGTTACAACAAGTGTGGGCGTGGCCATGATTAACCGCCGGAGAAACTTTGAATAGTGCTGTAATTGTTTTTGTTGCCGTTGGCTGAGTTATTGACTGATGCAACGCCAATACCGTATTGAGCAGCTGATGGATCTATAATTATGCGTAATTCATTAACAGCCGCGTTAGGATTGTTTGAAACGAAGCGACCGCCGCCGCTAACTGCATTTGCAACTGACCCAGGCATCCCAAAGTCTGATGGAACGGTTATTCCATTTGCAGTTGTATATGATCTAGTTGCTGCGGCTACTGCTGCTGGTGTTGAAGGAACTGCAACTTTAGGCGCACCTAGTTTAGCAAGTTCATCTCTTAGTTCTCTAGCACCCTTCAAAGCTGCCATAAGGGCATCTGTAAAGCCACCTAGAGGGTTGGTTGCTGATAACTTCATGGCCGCTAACTGAGTGGCTAATAACTGTTGTGCTAGGTTGCCAGCCTCAGTTGAGTTGCCTAGAAGGATTGCTTGCTGGAGTTTAAGGCGTAGGGTCTCATCCTGAGTTATTTTGCCCATAAGCGCAGCTGTGTTTTGGATTAAATCCATATCCATAACTTTAGATGATCCATCAAGAACGGCCTGAGCCTTCTTCAACGCTAATTGCTTGGTCTGCTCAGCAGTTAACTTCTTAGTGTTAGATACAATGGTAGATGTTACTTTGCTTGTAGCCTTAGTATTTTCAACAATTTTCTTTGAGTTACGAACAGACTTGATTTCAGCCTTACCGGCTTTTCTGAAGAACTCTAGGTAAGAACCAACCACCGGAATAGATTGAAGGCTGAACAACCCTTTAAGCAGGTTAGCACCAGGAATAGACTTAATCTTTTCAATCATTACGCTAATGCCTACGATTACCTCAGCAATAGATGTCGAGAAGTTATCCATAGCATCACTCAAGCTGACGATGTTATTATCTGAAAGATTAGACAGGGCAATTACTAAGCCTTCGCCGATAGTCTCTTTGGCGTTCTCAGTTGATACTTTTAATAAATCTAATTGGCCTTTGTAGGTCTGAACGGCTGCTGCCGCATCGCCTTGAAAGTTAGCACTTAAGGCGGCAAGAATTTGGTTTAGATCACCGGATGCAACTGTGGCTTTGCTGATACCGCCGCCAAGTCTGGTCAGGGAAGTGTAATTGCCAAGATAAGCCTTGCTTAGGGCTGTGCTGACTGCGGCTACGTCTTTGCCCGTTCCAGCTGATATGTCTAAAGATAAGTTAAGAAGTTTTTGAGCCTGGGCATAATCTCGTGTGGCGATAAGCAAAGACTGGAAAGCAGGGCGTAGAAGATCATCTAACACGCCTGTTGCTTGCTGAGTCTTGTTAATAAACTTTTCAACGTCTACGCTGTTGAAGGCTAAGCCTAAGTTAGATAAAGTTTTAGTAAGTTGTGCCGCCGCGGCATCATCTGCAACGAACGCTTTGAGTGATTGTTGGCCTAAACGGAAAGCCTTTTGCGCACCTGCTAAACCTACGTATCCGGCCGCTAGGCTCTTTACGGCTTTAGTTAAACCAAGAATATCCTTGTTGGCTTTGTTAAAGGCTGCTTTACCTTTGTATTCGGCACCAATGCCTACCATTAAGTCTGTTGTTGCCATGACTAACCTACTCTCGATCTAAACTTAGCGGCTGCGCCTTCTATGGCTTTAATAATTGCGGCGTTGGTTTTGCCGCCATCTTCAGCCCATGCACGATAGATTAAACGGCCAACCATATAGCGACCACGGCGGCCTGAGCCTGTGCGTGTATTGCCTTGCTTTAATGGACTGGCATTATCTAATGCTGAGATAAATTGTGATCCTGCTAGTGGGTTGTTTGAGTGGCTAAAGTTCTTATTAGTTCTAGGTGTGCCCTTAGGCGCTTTCTGCATACCGCCTGGGTTCTTACGGCCAGCAGTTTCAAAGATAGCACCGGAAGCGGTTTTGTTATGAATAGAAGCTGCGTAAGAGAAGCCACGTCTGTTTGGCCTAGTTGGCGTAGTTTTGTAGCCAATACCTCTACGCATAAGAGTTGCGTTATAGATAGGCCATTTACCAGTTTTAGTTTCACCACGCCAATTAGAAGGCGTAAAGTCTGATGGAATATAACCGCGAGCCTTTTTAACAATAGGCTGTAATAGGGCAGCAACTTCGGTGCGTAGTTCAGCTGCCAGATCAGGTTCAAACTTGCGAAGTGCAGTCTGGAGTTGGCTAGCGCCTGTTAGCGTTGTTGCCATCTTTTAACTCCTTCGCCCTGTCCTTCATAGCCATCAAATAAGTCTTGAACATTCGCACATCCATGTCAATAAAGGATTGTGCCGCGATCCCCGTCTCTATGCTCATTCGTGCGATGAGATAATGAAGTGAATCGCGGGTCAGTCCAAAGGGTCATCATCAAGAACTTCCACACGCACAAGCGAGTCCAGGAAATCTGCGCCGAAAGGTTTGACAGTTTCTCCCGATCTACGGATGCACTCCCAGGCTAACCAATAAACGTCAGACTGTTTCTCATCCTCACGGAAGGCTTTGTGTAAGCCTTTCTTTGCATAGATTTCAAAAGCGAATTCTATTGCTGGTGTGATTACGTGAGTGGTATCGCTACCATCCACCCTTACTATTCTTAACTTTGCCATGTTAGCCCTTTTCTTTTAGTTGTTTAGAATGTGCCTGTTGTTGCGTATGAAGTTGCGCTGTTGCAGGTAAAAGTGATGTCAATCATTGCTTCATCTGCGACTGCGCCGTTAATGTCTGTTAGGTTATCAACAAGAATTGTTCCTGAGTAAAGCACGTTTGTTGCTGATGTTGCAGCTGACTTATCTTGAATTGCTGTGAACGCTACGGTTGTGCCGTAAGCAGCTTGCAGAGTAGCAAGAACTGAGCCTGCTGCTGTGTCATTCAAGAATGTTACTGTGATGGTGTCAGCTGAAAGTCCGGATACGAACTTGTGGGCTGTGTCTCCCATTGCAGTTACTTCTAGTTGATCTCTTTGGCGGTTTAATGTGAAAGCTGTAACGTGATCTGATAGATCAACTGTTGCAACCTTAAAGCCAACTTTGTTGTTTAGAAAAATTGCCATTGTTTATTCCTCGTCTTTCTTGGCTGGTGCCTTTGGGGTGGTGTTGATTTGACCGATCTTCTTCAAGAAAGCCAAATCCTCAGGTGTTAGATGATCGGACATATTAACTCCAACTCGTTAAGATACTCACACGTATTTCCGTTGTGAGAAGGTCTCCAGCTGTTGAGTCAACAGACACACCAGACACAGAGCCAATGTTATAGTTTAGCGAACTTGCCGCTAGTTTGGTAAACACGTCAACAATAAAGTCTTCCATGCTTGCAAGTGAGCCTTGATTGTCAAGTAATGGTAAGTAAAGTTTAATTCTAAAATTAGCCAAAGGTGCAACAGTTATATGTTGGTTATTGCTTGGCACAATATAAGGATCATCAGGTTCTACAACCACGCTGTTGGCCAACGGGCTGGCAGGCGGAAAGGAAAATACCTGCCATACCGCTGGATTACTTAAAGCCGTTGCAATGGTAGAACGGAGAGTTGTGACGGCAACTGTCATCCGACTAGTCCACTTGGGTTTAAGTAATTCGCAATCAAACCTCTAACACGCGCTAAAAGAGTATTGCCCATACGATATGGTGAAGGTGTAAAGCCATCCGGTGATACGCCACCAGCATTTGAAAGTTGTCGTGATTGCCAGATGTCCACGGCAATTAAGAGTGATGCTTCCCTAATTTCCGGGATTGTTGCAAAGTCTATGTTAGTTCCAGCCG